CTCCTCCATTTGTTGAGTTTGTGCATTGGCTAATTCAGCTTGTGCATTAGCAGCAGGGTCAAGAAGTTTTGAACCTAAAGCTGCTGGTCCAAGACTTTGAATGAGCTGTTGCTGTTGTGCTTGCTGCATTTCTGCTTGGATTTGCTCGGCATCTTTTACTAGGTTAGCAGTATCTATACCAATACTGGTAGCTAGTCGTTTTATGGCTTCATCTACATTGACGTACTGACGCATAACATCTGGTCCAAGTGCTTGAGCTACAGTTGTTATAAACTCAATTAATTTACTTCTATCATTACCTCTACCAAGACCTTGTAATCCTGTAACGATCTTAGGTTTGACTAAGTTAGAGTCTAGCTTTGCAACCTTGCCAGCTCTTACCATCATGTGAATACGTCTTTTTAAATATCTAAGCTGGAACTCTTGGGTCAAGATGCTGTATATTCCTCCAAGACTATTTTCTAGTTCTTGTGCCATAAGATTTATCTCGGCTGCTGTCACTCTTTCTGCATCACGTTGTACTGATCTTGCTGTCAAGAAAGCCATTTCAAGTCTTTGCTCTATCCTTTGAATAATAGCTTGTGCAACAGTAAAGTCAGACGCTTTGCCTACTTGCATCACAGAAATATCAGCAGCACTTCCTTCTCTGATAGCACCGTTGGGAGCCTTTGCAATAGTACTTGCTCTTGTAATTCCATTTGGGTTAACAAGAAATAATACCTTTGCACTAGCAGCAGCACCTTCAATAATTGCTTGCATCAAAGATTCAAGTGTTATCAAGTCTCCTCTATATTCTTCTACATATCCTCTACCATAATCTTCACCATCAACTCTTATAAATCTTAGTGGAATCCAAGGTGATACATCTTCTTTAGATTGACCTTGTGTATTTGGTATCATTTCACCTTTACATTCTTGATGCCAAATAACATCATCATTATATCTTTTGATGCAAGTATAAATATCAAGATCATCTTCATAAGTCTTGGCATCATAGTTTTCTTTTTGTCTTATCTTTTCTAGAAAGTCAGCAGGTAAGGCTCTTGGATTTATAGTTTCTTTTGTAAATATTTCTATAACATTACCTACTTCATCACGCTTACAAACAAACTTAGATAATGGATATACCTTTAGTCCTTTATCTGTTAGATATAACAAGACATTGCCAGATACTACAAGATGTTTAAGTGCTTCAAACATAGCAACTCTATCGTTCGAAACTTCTATCTCATTCATCAATACATTTTCGTATGATCGTAAACCTTTATCTATTTCAGTAGCTAGACCTTCTTGCCCTTCTTTTGCTAACTCTGTTCTATCAACTTCTAATTTAAAAAATGCTGTGCTTGGCGGTAGCAAAGTCATTAATAATTTATTCGATAAAGAATTTACTCCACGACTACCTACAGCTTGAAAAGGTGTTTTTATTTTAGGTCTAGTGCCAGTAGTAGTTTCTGGAATAAGACTAGGTATCGTAAGCTTTGACGATTCTTTAGCTTCTCTATCGTATGTTGATCTTAACGAAACAAGTTGTTCGTATTTGTTTGCTGCTGTAGAACCTTCCATATCATGTTGGATATTTTAAATTACCTGCACCCATACCCATATTTGTAGTAAGTAAAGGTATTTGTAAAGACCTAGTACCTAACATTTTAGGTTTGTTTACTTGTGTTTGAGTTGTGCTTCTCTTCTTTTTTCTTGAAGGTCTATTCTTTCCTACTGATACTGATTCAGCAGTAGTTTCTATTGGACTATCTACTGGTTCAGGTTCAGGTGGAGCTGGCGGTCTTGGTCTACGCAAACACATAATTAGGCAACTCCTGTTTTTCTACCTTGTATTCCTCTAGAGAATTTTCTTCTATTATAGTTGTCTTTGGCTCTTTGTTGCCTATCTTGTCTAGCTTGCTTACTTTGTAAAGAATTATTACCTCCGCTTCTTAACTTTGCAACGGTAGTAGTGTCCATAGATTCTGCATTATATGTTCCCTCTTCTTTTTGTCTTTTAATCATTAAAGATTCAGTAGCTTTCTTTGTATCTTTAGGATTATCTACACCTGTTTGTTTACCTGTTACAACAGGTGGAGCATTACTAAACTTAGGTTTCTTTTCAGTAGTAGTAGCTAAACCTCCCATACCAAAACACATAACTAATTCTCCAATACCCTTTCAGTTAACATGGTTTCTTTTTGTCTTAGTTGTTGTTCTATCAGGAAGTCTACAACATATCTTTGACCAGCTTTATACCATATCTCTCTATCAGATAAAGACAAATCGGGGTGACGTTGTGGAAAGACAGAATCTAAACCATTGATAAGTTCATCTGTAATAGGTGGTAGATTTCTATTTTCCAAAGTAAAAAGCTAGTTATATTTATATTATATGTTACGATATAAATAGCAAGGAGTGGTTACTTTGCTGCAACACAACCTCCATGTGAGATAGGTAAGGTTGGCAAGTTCAAAACCCTAGGTGAGTGGTTCCATCTAGGGTTTTGTTTTTGGGTTCCAAAGTTTTACTCCTGTAAAAATATCATAATCACCTTCTCGTAATATTCTTGTAAGTCTTGCATTGAGAATAGCATCAGCTATTGTATAACCTTTTTTCTCGTAAGTCTCTAATACCTTGTGCCATAAAGCTTCTTCAGTATCAGGTACATCAGCTAACAGCTTGCTTGCAGTAACCATACCCATACCTTTGATACCAAGTATTCCATCACCTGCGTCACCTGCAAGAGCCATTTCAAACCAATGTCTATTTGCTTTGCGTTGTGTTATATGTTCTACTTCATCTTCTGCTATCAGCTTACAGGGTATAGTTCTCATATCTTTATCAACAGACACAACGATTGGGTCTGTATATTTATTTCCAGTTGCAAGTAAACCTAAAACATCATCACCTTCAAGACCATCTAAATATTCAGAGGTATATTCATATTTAATTTTTTTTATTATGTCTTTTAAAGCTAGTGGTTTTCTTTTACCTAATCTATTTATTTTATATTCAGGAAAAATTTCATGCCTAAATGTTGGATAAGAACTAAAGCACATAACAATGTCATGCTTACTACCTGCTACTGATTGATAGAAAGCTAATCTATTTTCAATCAGATTCATTATGTCTCTTTCATCTGTATGTAAGGTATGCTCCCACTCATTCCATCTAGTATCTTGTTCACAAGCACAACATGAATTGTAGATAAGATAGTCAGCATCAATTAGTAAAGTCATAATTAATCTCCAAATACATTTTCATAAACAATTAATCGACCAGTATCTTGATCGTAAAGTAACTTATCTACTTCTCCTGTCATACCAGTATGTCTTGACTTAAGTATCTTTAATTGTAGTCTTTGTCTTTCGCTGGCTTCACCTACTTGATTTCTTGATGCACCTAACACGACATCAGATAACTGAAGTAGTCCAGAGCTGCCCTTTAAATCTGACGTAGATATTTCTCTACCCTCTTCATGTGCTTGCCCTACTGGTCTGCGTAGATGACTAACAAGTATAAGTGCTATACCAGTAGATTCGCATAAACTTCTAAGCTTAGTCATTGTCACATCTATAGCTCGTCTTTCATTATCTAAATCTAAACCTGACGTAACTATTGTTATATGATCTAGTATGATTATCTGTACCCCATCAACCGTAGCCAAGTACCGTATCTGTTCTAATAAAGTATCAGGGTCAAGTGAACCAAAGTGATTATATAAAAACAAGTTACGAGTAGAAGTTAATCTATCGAAAGACTTTTTTAATTCTTCTTGATCTATAGTTTCTTCTGCTGCTAGGTGTAAAGGTATATTCAAATCAATGCCAACTAATCCCTGTAGAGTTCTTTGTACTGATTCTTCTAACCCAATATACCCAAGCTTTAAATTCCTTTTAACCAAGAAATGATATGCCAGCTCTCTACAAATCGTACTCTTACCAGCTCCACTACCACTTGCTACAGTAAACAGTTGCGTAGGAAATATCCCTTGGGTGTAGCTATTTAATTTAGGAAAAGGAAAATCAGATATTGGTTTACTTGTTTCTTTTATAAATAAATCCCAAGCATCAGCTCCATTAATTAAACTATCAGGTCTTGACGGTCTAGCTTTCCAAAGTTGTTGCCTTACAATTTCAAATTCATTTAAAACTAAATGATCGTTTACATCATTACGTTCTAATCTTGCTATAGCTGCTTTACCTTTTGGTAAGACTTCCAAACATTTTTCTGCTGCTGTATTACCTGCATTATCATTATCAAAACAGATAACAATACGACAAAAAGTATCAAGCCATTTGTAATTAGCTGCTAAATATTTTGGTGCTGATTGAACACCTGAAGGTATTGATACACAAGGAAACTTATTACCCTGTATCTGACAAGCACTCATACAATCTATTTCGCCTTCGCATACAGTTATAAATACAGAACCATTACCTCCATGTTGTCTCCATAGATGTTGACCCCATAGCATTACGTTTGACATATCACCAATCCATACAAACTTCTTATCTTGAAAGCGTATGTGTTGTGCTACATCATTACCCCTTTGATCTTTGTATGTAGCAACCTGTACTGGCTGTCCTCTAAATTCTGATATGCCATAACCAAATAGTTCGCAAGTTTCTTTTTTGATTCCACGTTTAGCAAGAGCTGTAGGAGTGACGGTAAGTAATTTAGTTTTTTGTTTTTTTATAGGAATGATGTTGGTGGTCATCTTCTTTTCTTTTTTATTTGGGTAGTAAGTATATCCGCAATCCATAGTGAAACAATGCTTATGTCCATCACTAAAGACCGCACAGTTTTTCTTGCCACAATCAGGGCATATCTCCTTAATCTTGTATGTGCTTTTCATTGTCAAGATTACATCTATGTTCATTAAGGATTACATCTACCCACTCATCACCGTTCCATACAACCCATATACGTCTGTAATCGTCATATAGAGTGCAACCGAGTTTGGGGTTTTGTGGTAGTGGGAAGCTTGGCATTTTTCCAATAGTTAATAAGAGTTTCTAATTCAACAATACGTTGTTCTGCATACTTAATTTTTTCTTGCGTTGTCATACCAATCGTCAGGAATAAATTTCTCACAGTATTTGAACCCATGTCTCTCACACCACTTGGCATAAGAGATAGAGTTCTTAGCTTTAGATAGTTTGGTTCTGCTATTTTGAAAACAGAACCTTATATCTAAGTCGGGTCTTTTCTCCTTAATTGCAAGATGCTTTCGTCTATCTGCTTTTGAGAAGTAGCCCTTTGTTTCGACAATAAAATTGTTGAGAATAAAGTCAGGCTTATAGCTGCAAGTGATTTCATAGTCAATGCTGATTGTTTCATAGGTAAAGATGATTTTCTTTTTTTTTAGGGTGTCAGCAAATTGACTTTCAAATTTACTCTTGTACTTAGAAGTCGGCTGCTGTCGCTGTCGTTTGGGTTTCTTCGTAGCTCGCTGGCTCTGTTGTTTCAAAGTCACTTGCTCCTCCTCCTGTATATGGAACTATATTCCTAAAACAAATGCTTAAAGGAATACATTTAATACCAACACCATTACCGCCAGCATCATATCCTTTAGCAAGGAAAGACATTTGACCAGTTGTTTCAGGGTCAATCTTTTCTAGCTTCTTTCTCTCTTCATCATTCATCAACTGTAAATCGTTATTGTAAAAAGCTACAGGTGTATTGTTGTATGGCTGTCCTGTATTTGGATTGATACCACTAGCTTTTTTAGAAACTCTTACAACTAAATACTCCTCTTCAAATGACCAAGGAAAACTAGGTTCACCTGTCTTTTGACTTTTAGTTAATGTAAATTTTCTATCAGGGAAAGCTTCTTTTAAAGCAGCCTTCCAACCATCTAGTAGTTGCTCTAGTTTTTGAACCATAAAGCTAGTAGCTTCTACCAACTTGCCCTGTTCATTTTTCATCTGACTACCTACTGGTATAAGTAGTTCACCTTTCCATTTTCTTACACCTTTATATTCATCAGGTGTTACATAATAAGACCAACGAAATTTTGTACCGTTGGGCGAGACAAGTTTAATTGTCTCAGGTTTTGGACCTGCTTGTTCCATGAATTGTACCTTGGTTAGTATCTGGTTTTATCGTCTATAAAAGACGTTCCTCTACTATACCTCTATTGTTTGTTATGTAAATATATATGGTGCTGTCAACACATCTGTAATATCAAATGACCCCATGCGTAGTGCAGTTGGTAACGACTTGCTATCACTTAATTGTTGTACTGATTGATGATATAAATTATCTAAATTATTATCGCTATAAATGTTAAAGAAACTTTGCTTAACACATTCAATAAACCTTTCAAGTTCACTAGCTGGACTACCATAACAATCGTGAATGATGCAAAAGTTTTTTAACCCCTGCTTACTAGCTTCAACTAAACTCATGTGACAATGAGCTGCATCAAGACTATGAATATAATTACTAGGGAAACCCTGCATCTGTTTTCTTTTATCTATCTTGTTCTTATCAGGTTCATTCAAAGATAATTTAATACTTGAATTACTTATCTTTGTTGTTACTCTTTTAACTTGACTTTGATAATAGTTTTGTTGAACATAGAAACCACTAGGACTATGCCAAGCTATAGGTTTATTTTCTTTATTAAAACATTTAGCTATATCTGTCAGATGATCTAATAGTTTTGGTGATTCAGGGGTTACATACTTTACAGCTTGTTCAATCATAGTTGCAAGATAAAAATTATTCTTAAAATTTTTCGCCATAAAAACATTTTCATTTACAAAATATTTTTCTATATAATTAGCTATACCGTATGTCGTTGAATTATAAGGAACCATTAAGACAGGTTTCTTTATAAATGCTCTTGTAAATTTATCTCGTTCTTTGTACCACTCTTTAGCTTGCTCGGTATTGTCATGTTTGATTAGCATAAGCAATACATCTAACACTTGTTTATATAGGTCTTGTGGTTTTTCTACATTCTGCAAGTTAACTTTATTAGCTAACTTCTGATTACCTGTAAGACCTGCTATGTGTTGATACCCATTGTTTGTACCATCAAGACAGCAAACATGATGCGATACATAACCCCAACCATGAAGTTGAAATTCACTCCACTCTTTACACCATTGTAAGAATTGAAATGGTTCCTTTGCCTGACCCCAAATATCTATGTTACCGATAGGGTCTTTATATACATCTTCAGCCCAATCAGTACCAAGAGAATGAGCAAACTTTATTCTATCTTCATACGATTCTTTGTTTAATCCATAATGATTTGCACCTGCTATAGCCAGCCAGTTTAGTTGCTCCATATTATTTATAGCTGCACCCTTATTAAATATATGTAGACCTCTAGCTATATCATTTCCTTGTGGGTGAAAGTTAGCAGTAACAGGGTACATTCTACCTGTCCAATCGAATTGATATATGTGGTGAAATTTTTCTCCAACATATTTTTTTGCGGTATCAATCATAGATATAATTTGGTATCTCTTGCTTCTATTCTGTGCGTTCATATCATGTATTAAAGATGCTAAGTATCTCCACTCCTTCCAAGCTTCAGGGTTTTGCTCTTTATTAATAGGTTTTGTTGGTACTTCCTTAAGTTCTCTATCAATTAATGAGCCTACCTCTATACGTTCCTCCCAACAGTATTCAAGAATATCAAGAACAAATTTATCTACTGTCCACTCAGTTTGACTTGCCAAAGATAACGCTTTTAGACATAGTGTTAAGTCTTGTTCTTGTACTTTTTTTAAATGGTCTCGATCAGTAGATTTTATTGCTGTTGTCTGTAATCTTTTTGTGAAATATCCTCCATCATTTATTGATGTCCAATCTCTAGGTTTATCGTAACAAGGTAAGAGCTGCGGATATAAAGCTATCCTGTTGGCTCTACCCTGTTGTATATATTTCATATAAACATCAGTAAATACAACGTAACTTGTTGTACTTTTACCAACTCTTTTGCTAATAAACTTAATCATTTTTAATTTCATAGCTGTAAGTTCTATTAGCTTTAATCCAACTCTCATTTTTATAGACTTAGGCCAAGGTTCAAACGTATGACCTTTGCGGTTCATGTGGTGTACCATCACACGTTTTTTATAGCCATCATGGTTAGTATCTCTTGTATGTTTTTTTATAGCTTGAAAGTGTTTAGGGTCTTGCTTTTCAAACTCAGTAAACCTAAGTTCATCTTCTAACATTTGACCTATCTTTACAGCAGTTTGCGTTGTAGTTTTTTGTACGCTAATACAATCAATAATTTGTTTGAAAGCGATAAAAGAAACTACATCTAAGTCAGGAAACTTTGCAAGATATATTGCTGATATAACTTGCCTTCCAGCTTTACCAGTAAAAGAAACTTTAATATGTTCTTTAAGATATTTTGTAAGCTTATCAAGACCTGCTTCAATTAAATTTCTTGCATAATAATTTTCAGATTCTTTTCCTTTTTCTATATTTTTATTTTGTTTACTGATCTTGTTATAAGCTGAGATACTACAGATACTTTGCTCTAACTCTAGTTGTTTTTTGCTTGGTTCAATCATTCAATACACCTACAACAGAATGTAAGGCTCTTGGCTGTAGGTGTGCATAGATCATGGTAGTCTTTATATCCTCATGGCCTAACCAATCCTTAACAAGTAGCAAAGGAACCCCACGCTGTACCAATCTGCTGGCTGTTGTATGTCTACATAGGTGTAAGGTATAACACTTTTTATTGGCATAGCCTAACGACTTTCTAGCCTCTTGCCATATACCGTTGAGCTGGTCATATTTAAGACTAAATACCCTGTCAAAATCTTTTTTGTTATGACAATATAACCTCATATATTCTTTTACTCTATCGGTCATAGGTACAGCTACAGCATTATCATTTTTTCTTTCATTAAAATTTATTTGATTATTATCAAAGTCAACATATCTTTTTTCTAGCCCTAACAATTCATTAACCCGACACCCTAAATCTATGAGACAAGAAATAATATAAAAAGCTTGATGATAAATTTCTTTATCTTCATAGTAGTAGTGTTGTAATTCAATAGATTTATCCCTCAAGTAATTTAATAATTCTTCTTCCATATCTTGAGTTAAATATTCAACCTTCTGTTTTTTTATCCTATGTCTTTTGGGTAGTCTAATTTTATCAATATATCCATCATCAATCATATGATCTAAAACTGTTTTTAAATAACCTCGTTTTGTATTAACAACAGCCTTACTATTTTTTAATTTTAATAGCAAGTAATCCATCATTTTATTTACAACAGGTGTTGTAATTTTATCTACCCTTATATCTCCTATAGCCTGAATGTTATGGTTCATAGCTATAAGAAAATTCTTGGCTGAATCAGTACCGTTGTACTGTCTTTTGTACACTATCCGAGTAGCTTCTGATAGCGTTGGAATTGTTTTTTTCATAGTGGTTCTAAATAAAAAATTAATCTGTCATCAAGTCATCTATCATTTCAAGATAACCCTTTTTACCAAAGTCTATTAAACCTTGTGTTGTATATTCTCTTGTAGAAAATTTATTCCCACAAACAGAACAAGTACGAGACCGCCATACAAACGGTGTCGTACTTTTCTGGTTAGTGCCAGTTCCATTTCTTTTAATAGAATTGTTTACTGTTGATTCAAGAGAACCGCACTTACTACATTTCATAAGTCAGGACTTTTTTGAAAGTTAACATAATCTTCATCAGGTACAACTTCCATCTTCCATTTACCAGTAGTTGCATAATTATCGCCCATCATAAAAGTAGGGTCTATCTTCTTGTATTCATAGTCGGTAAGATGCAACTGCTTTTCTTCATCAATGCGACCTGATAATTTTTTAACTCTTGTTTTAGAACTATCTATGTTTGATGGATAAGGCCAAACAATATTAGAGATAGAATTATCTATCTCTTGTAATCTTTCTCTTACTGAGTATTCGCTGTTGGCGTAGAACTCAACTGTAAATTTTCTCATTGTGCTGGCCTCCCCTTGTGGTAATAAACTTTTAAATATTCATCAAGCAAAGTTTCATGGTATTCAAGATGCTTGCCTTGATCGTTGTTTAAAATCTGTGCAATGTTTCCGTCAGCAATAACTTGAGTAGGTTTTACGTTATGCTTTTTACAGATGTTACAATAGGTTTCATAAATCATTTTGTGACTCCGTTTCGATTTGGTTAATAGTTTTAATAATTTCTTTTTTATAATGATCTATAGATTCATCAAGTAAAAGATTACCCTCCTTATCGGAGGGCAAGATGATAGTAAAATTTCTATCGGTAAGTCTTACAGCTCTATGTAATATAGAGTCAAGTTCTGCAAGTGTTTGATATTTTCCTCTAGTCATCTTCTAACCACCTTTCACCTTCTTTTAATACACCAAACAAACGCATAATATCGTCATACGTTTGTTTACCTGATTGAGTCATACATTGATAATCCCAACCTAAGTCAG